GTGCAGCTCCGGGCGCCGTGGCGTGTCGTAATCAGTGGAGAACTAACGCATGAACAGTTTAACAACACAGTACCGCCGCTCGCAACTCATTGCGTTGCCTATGCCTGGTGGCCGCGAGCCGGTTCCGTTTTGCTATGCAGTTAATGTACCGGGGGATCGTGAAATTGTAACCCACGAGTTTGCAGAGTGGGCTGTGGGGGACTGGCGAGAGGAGGCGGCTGCGCAACTATGCACGAACTTAACCGGTGGTTCCGTGATCACTACGGCGTGCCCGTCAAAGTTATCCGCTGGGAGCCTGAAACCCGCCGCGTTATCTACCTGCGGGAAGGCTATGAGCATGGCGAGTGATTCAGTCCACTCGAGCAATTCCAGCGCAAGTTCAGGGAAATAGAGGGCGATCATGAGCACTAAATTAAGCAGCTATGTGTGGTACGGCTGCGCGGCGTCGGGCATGAAATTATCCAGCGTGGCCATCATGGCGCGCCTGGCTGATTTCAGCAGCGACGAGGGCGTGTGCTGGCCTTCGATAGAGACCATTGCGCGCCAGCTCGGTGCCGGGCCAAGCACTGTCCGTACGGCGATCGCCAGACTGGAGAAGGACGGCTGGCTTTCACGCACTCAGCGCCGCCAGGGCAACCGCAACGCCTCAAATATTTACCAGCTCAATGTGGCGAAGCTTCAGGCAGCTGCAATGGCTCACCTGTCAGATTCTGACACGTCAAAATCTGACGCATCAAAATCTGACCCGTCAAAATTTGAGGCATCAGAATCCGGCAAAAAAGGCGGTTTTGACCCGTCAGAATCTGGCGGGGATCCGTCAGTAAATTCAACTAATGATCCATCAGATAAAAAACCTTCTTGTCCGGTTGCGGCGCAACCCGACCCTGCGGTGGTAATCACTGACCAGGCTAAACAGGTTTTATCTCACCTGAACAAGACCACCGGTTCCCGGTACCAGGTTTGCAAATCGTCACTGGAAAACATCCGCGCCCGTCTGGCTGACGGGTTTACCCCTGAAGAGCTGGTGCTGGTGGTGGATTACAGCGTTGAGGAGTGGGGATCAGACCTGAAAATGGCCAAGTACCTGCGCCCGACAACCCTGTTCCTGCCGAGCAAGTTCCCGGGCTACCTGCAGTCGGCGAACAAGTGGGAAACCGCAGGGCGTCCGGCGCGCGATACGTGGGGGCAGCGCAACAAACTGCCTGACTCAGCAGTGTTCCGGTCGAATCACCAGGACGTGGCATACACCATTCCAGAGGGGTTCCGGGGATGAGCATCGCATCTGAAATTCTGCAGTTCGTAATCGAAAACCCTGGATGCAATTACCGTCAGGTTGCCGACGCTATACCTGGTCTGAACGCCAGTACCGTAAATCGCTGCCTGAGCCGGTTTTTTTCTGAGGGCAAACTGGCGCGCGAGCTGCGAGGCTCAACCCTTGCGTATTACCCGATCGGGGGAGTGGAACCAGAATCCCTGTCCAAAGAAAACTTGCGGACACTGACCGGGCTGGAAAACCGCGCGCAGCAGCTGGAAGCAAAGGGGCTTTATTTTCGCGCGGCATCTGTCTGGCTTAAAGCCTTTGATATGGCGATCAGCAATACGGATCGGAGCCGTTATATCTCACGCCGTGCCGCCTGTCTTCGAAATGCGGGAAATTCCAAAGCACCGGAAGGGCGCTGTTATCTCGCTGGCCGTTATGTAGGGGAAGAATAATGCCAAATAAATATTGCCGTGAACTTGCCGAACTGCGCAGCCAGGAAGCCCATATGTTGAAAGAAGTAGGGGACCAGTGGCGCACCCCTGAAAACATCTTCTGGGGAATCAATGCGATGTTTGGCCCGCTGGTGCTTGACCTGTTCAGCGATGGTGAGAACAGCAAATGCGAAGCGTATTACACCGCTGAGGATAATGCGCTGACGCAGGACTGGTCTGCGCGCCTGGAGGAACTCAACGGCGCCGCGTTCGGCAATCCGCCCTATAGCCGCGCCAGCCAGCATGAAGAGCAGTACATCACCGGTATGCGTTACATCATGCAGCACGCCAGCGCGATGCGCGAGAAGGGCGGACGTTATGTTTTCCTGATCAAGGCGGCAACCAGTGAGGTGTGGTGGCCGGAGGATGCGGATCATATCGCGTTTATCCGTGGGCGTATTGGTTTCGATCTGCCGACGTGGTTTGTACCGAAGGACGAAAAGCAGGTGCCGACCGGCGCGTTCTTCGCTGGTGCAGTTGCTGTATTCGACAAGAGCTGGCGCGGCCCGGCGATGAGCTATATCAGCCGTAAGGATCTGGAAGCGCGCGGTGATGCATTCCTGGCTCAGATTCGCCGTGAAGCTGAGCGGCTCGCCGGGCTGTTAGCACCACAAAAAGAACCGCAAAATATTCCTGAAATTATTCCCGAGACCACAATGCAGGTTGAGGAGCCAGCGCAGCCAATTGATGAGCCAGAAATCCCACTGACCAAGAATGACATCATTGAGAAAAGTGGCTTTAACTTCTGGGCGTGCGCATGCGCCGCGTTCGGCGACAAAGAAGAATATACGTTCTCCGAATCCCGCTTCGCGCATACCTGGGCAGCTGATTCAGTAGCAAATCCTG